CTACGCTTCCTCACATACGAATTCTGGACCGCCGTTGTGGCTGATCATGCCGCGCTTCGCCTGTTCCCGGCGCTTGGCGTTTTCCTTGCGGGTGACCATCTCGACGTGATCCATTTCCGGTCGCACGCAAAGGCGGTTGCGGCAGGCGTGGTCGAGTTCTTTTTTCCCGGGGATATAGCCGTGCTCGTTGGTCCACATGGCGATGTGTACTGCGACGGTCTGGCCGTCGAGAGACATGCGGGGGTAGCCCTTGCCTCGACCGTTCTTCCCAGAATCAGGGCCGGTCCACTCCCAGCAGCCTGTTACCGGATCGATGCGGACCCGGGACATGATCTTTGCGCGGATGCGATCACGACGACTGCTCATCCTCGGCGCCTCCAGGCATCAAAGGCATTGCGCAGACCCTGCCAGCGGGCAGCTGCGGCCGCATCATCGTTCAGCTCGCTGCGCGAGCGGAGATTCAGGATCGAGCGGACCTTTGTCGCGGCGCGATCGTCAGTGAGGGGCTTCGCCAGGCCGTGGCACTCCTCGAGGAATTTCTTGAAGGCCGGCTCTGCGCATTTCATCGCGCATTCTGCGGCATAGTCTTTCGGCTTCTGCTGGCGCTGCGGAGGTGCGTGGCGGCGCAGCTCGGAGACGAGGGTGCGATCCCGGCCGGCGAGAGCGTCATAGGTCCCGAGCAGCCAAATTAGATCATAGGGCGCGTTCAGTACCATCTCGCTGTCGACGATCGGCGCGTCGGCGGCGATCGTCGCGATGGGGAAAGTGCCTTCGCTGCTTGCCGCAGTCAGGCAGAGCCGACCGCCGTCAGATTCAATGCCCCAGTCCGGGGTCGCGAGCGCGACCCGGTTGCGGATCGCGTCCATGCGTTTCTGCTGCGGCGAGGGCTCCGGGTGGCTCATCGGCGGACCTCGTCGCACAGCGGGAGATTGGCGACCTGGAGAAGTACGTCTGCATGGCAGGGTGCGCCTGGCCTGCACCAGCAGGCGAGATTTTTGCCACGCAGCTCATGCGCATTCTCCGCGACAAAACGACGGGTGCGCTCCAGGGCCTCTGTATCGGGATCGGCGCCGACGCGTAGCAATCCGGCGAGCAGTGCTTTGTAGAGGTCGACGCAATAGGAGGCGTCGCCGTGCTTGCCGACAACGAACGGGTTTCCCCATGGGCCGGGGCGACCGACATGCACCGCTTCAAGGCCATTGATTGACTTGGAATGCGCCTGCAGGTCGAAGCCCTTGCTGCGAGATAGCTGGAGGCGAACAGGCTTCGTCATTCGGCGTTCTCGCTGGTTTGGATCTCCCTGATGATCTTGACCTTGCGGATGGCGCCGGCGGGAACGCCGCGGCGTGTGGCGGCGAGCTGGCGCGCGTCCTCGGCGTCGCTCGCGTCGAGATCGAGCGGCGCGATCTCCGGATCTTCGAAGTGGATGCGGAAGGGCAGGAGATCACGCATCGAGCTTCTCCCCGCTAAAACCGGCTGCTTCGTTGACGCACTCCACGATGAAGAGCGCGATCGCCAGGGTGAGATCATGGCCGTGCAGGGCGGCAACCGGCACGACGCTGGCGCGCTGGTGGCGCGTGGCGGCATCGAGGCCGACTGGAACGGCGAGTGGCTGGGGCATCAACGGCCCTCCTGTGAGAGCCGCTTGTCGAGTTCCGCCACCGCGCGCACTTTCAGCTCGCGGCTCGGGCGGTCGGAGAGCCCTTGCTGTTCCCAGCAAACGCAGAGGGCGATGACTTCGACGAGCTCGCCGGAGGGGGCTTTCGTCTCATCGAAACGGGCGACTTCGAAACGGTCCATGGCTTCGCCCTCAGATCTTCGCGTCGGACGCGTACTGCCATTCCTTGCGGAAGGCCGTGGTTCCGGCCAGCGCGGCGGACATCAGGAATGCGATCGAGAGTGCGAGGATGGCGCAGGCGACGAAGAAGCGATTGGGGATCGCTTCGTGCAGCGCCTTGCTATGTCCAGTGAAATGCTCAGTCATGGCCAGAGGCTCCAGAGCAGGATCAGATGAGGGGGGAGAGAGTGAAGGCTTGGCCGGCGAGCGCGCCGCGCATGAACCACAGGGGCAGGGGTCCACGGCGACGCGCCATCTTCGCCATGGCGCTACGCCGCGCGGGCCATGGCGGTGGCGAGTTCGGTGGCTCGCTGGCCGAAGAGCTTGACCTGTCGTTCCGAAAATTTTCCGGTCAGGATCAGATCTCGATCTGTGCAGCCCTCGCCGATCGAGCGCATCGTCTCGGCCATGCGCTCAATGGTGTTTCTGGTTTGAATTCCGCCGTTCGGTTGCATCCTTCGTCTCCGGGTTCGAGGAAAAGACCTCCGGTGGCGAACTGCTTTTCCGCGCCACTCCACAAGGGAGGAATGAACGGAAGCATAAGGCGGAAACAATTCCGCTGTCAACTGGGAAGGCGGAAGCATTTCCGCTGCTTTAGGCGGGCAGGCGTGCGGAACGAAAAAGCCCGGCAGAATTGCCGGGCCTTTCAGAGGACTGATTCGGCCAGTAACGACTAGATTCCGAATAGCTCATTCATGGTCAAAACCTTGTGATAGGAGATGATCGCTTCGTTTTTTATCTCGATCTCGGCGGGCGGGTTGTGCTTGCGAATGATGAGGGCCTCGCCGGTTCGCCGGACGTAAAGGCCAATCGTGGCCTCTACAGTTCCGTCGGGCTCCTCGTCGCCAATGCGGCACTGAACCACTACAGCGTCTCCGGACCGCGCCGGTTTGTGGGGGTGGACATACACCAAATCCCCCTGCCAATACTGCGGCTCCATCGAGCTGCCTTCAACATACAGGGAGTAGATGTCCTTCGTGCCCATCAGCGCAGGCGGTCGCCGCACGTAATCAATCGCGTCACTGGTCAGTTGAAACGCTCCTCTATGGTGTGACCCGGCAGCTGTGCCGAGGACGGGCACATCTTTCGGCATTGCAGAGTTAGTAGGCAATTCGATATTGGCAACCCGCACCTCCTGTTGAGGTTGCACGGGCTGAGATGGTCCGCTGTCCTGGCCAGTGAGCAGCCATTGCTCGGAAACTTCAAGTGTAGGAGCTAACGCCGAGAGAGTTTTCCCAGTGGGAAGTTGGTCTCTGTTTGCGAGCAGCTTGCGCAGGGTGTCTTTCGAAAGACCCGCTTTCATGGATGCTGCCTGCGGGCTCAAATCCATGATTCTCAAGCGTTCTTTTATGCGGTCGTGAATTGTTTCCGTCATGTGCGGAATTCTATCCGTGCTAATGGTGACTTGTAAGGGGAAAGATTTCTGTTGACGAGGCGGAAATGTTTCCGCATTTTCCGTTCCTATGACGCTTCGAGAACAACTCATCCTAGTCTCCGACGAGTTCGGTCGCGCCCGCGAGATCGGCAGGCAGCGCGTTTCGACGATCGTGCTTAACCGTGGCTCAACACTCGATTTACTCGCGCAAGGCCGCAGCGATCTGAACACCGGCACGTTTGAGCGCGCGATGATTTGGTTCTCCGAAAACTGGCCGGAAGGGGCTGAATGGCCCGCCGGCGTGCCGCGCCCTGTCTTTCAGACGGAGGCGGCCGAATGAAGTTTCCCCAGCAAGGTACCGGTTACCTCCTCCCGACTCGCGACCTTGCCGGCTGGCAGGGACGCCCCCGATTTCGGCGCGTCCCTGTCTCTGTTTTTCCCTCTGCCTATCCATGCGGCCCTCCGTGATCTGATGGGCTGACCCTAGGCCGCAGGCGCGCGGCCTTCACGGAATCCTTTCTGTTGATTTTTTCCTTGACCCAAACTCAGGGGTGTTTTCGTGCGTGCAATTTCTAACGAACATGCATCCATCATCAAGGCCGCCACGGCTGCGGCTTACGAGGCGCTCGGCGGCGTTAGCCGGGCAGCCGAGGCGCTCGGCGTCGCTTCCTCGACGCTCACCAAATACGCCTCCACGGGCGAGGAATGGCGCGACAGCTTCATCCGCCTCGATCTTGCCGTCGAACTCGACCGGCGGTGCGATCATCCTTTCCTGCTCACTGCCATGTCGCGGATTGTGAAGGACGAGCGCGTTTCGAGCTTCGGCGCGGTCACCGCCAGTGCAGTCCTGCGCCTCGACGGCGTCCTCGATGATGTCGTGAGAACGGTCGCGCAGGCGATCGAGGATGGCCGCATCGACGCGGCGGAGCGCCAGGCCATCCGCAGCCGCATCGTGGCGGCGAAGCAGGATCTTGCCCGCCTCGAAGCGATGATGATGGACGGGGCGGCGTGATGGACGGCAAGCCCGAAAACCCGACCAAGACCGTGACTGCGATCTGCGCGCTGCTGCCCGACGACCCGGAAGCGGCCGTGAGCGTCGTGACGGTCGCTTGTGCCGCGGCGGCGATTACGGCGGGGCTGGACGACGAGTCGACCGTCGACGGTCTGCGCGCGGCGCTCGAATCCATGCGCGGGAACGGCCTCGGCGACATTGGTCGCAAGGGGGTGCACTGATGGAGCGCCGCACCCTTTCCCCCGCGTGCTGGACTGCCAGTGGGCCGGTCGGGACGCGCTGCATTGCATTGTTGCGGCGGGTGCGGGCGAGCGGCGACGCATACACTCTCATCCGCAACGTCGACCGTGATGCCGTGGTCAAGGCGCTTGCCGCCGGCTTCGTCGCCTGGGTCGGCCGCAGCCGCGACGTCGTTCGGCTGACGGCGAGGGGCGCGGAATATCTCGATCGCCTGGCGAGGGTGGAATGAGGTTTTCTGCCCCGCCCTTAAGCTCCGTGCCGTCGTCGCTGGCGGGGGCCCCGCCGCTCTCCCACCAGGTCCTCGTCGTGCGCGTCCTGACGCTCTGGCTCCAGGAGAACCGTGACACGCACTCGATCGCAGCCGAACTCGGCATCGACGAAGACGAGGTCTGCAAGATAATCGAACAATCGGAAGGAAGAAGGCCGTGAGCGATCAGCTTCCGAAGCTTGGACCGAAGGCGCGCGAGATCGTCGACGCAGTGTTGCGGGAAGGCATCTATCGCGCATCCAAAGAGTCTGAAATCGCCGTTTGCCGCAATCTGAACAGCCGTCAGCTCCTCTCTCGCGACAGGAAGGATGGCGCGGTCTGGTATCCGACGGCAAAGCTTTGCGAGCTGGCCGGCGTGACGCCGCCGGAAATCGGGCAGGGGGGCGAGGGCGGACCCGGCGCGCCAGATTCTCGGGTTCAACCCGAGCAGGGCGCCGATCGCCTCCCTGCGCCGGCTGAGATCGAGCCTTCGCCCACGGCGGATCTGCCGCCGCTCACGCGCCTGCCGCATCATCCGCTCGCTGCCCTTTTCCCCATGCTGCCCGACGACGAGCTGCGCCGCCTCGCCGACGATATCGAGGCGAACGGGCAGCAGGAGCCGGTCTGGTTGCTCGACGGCAAGATCCTTGACGGGCGGAACCGCGAGGCGGCTTGCCATCTGGTCGGGATCGACGCCTGGACGAAGGAATACGAGGGCAAGGACCCGCTTGGCTTCGTGCTCTCCCTCAACCTCCATCGCCGGCACCTGACGGAAAGCCAGCGCGCCATGGTGGCGGCACGGATCGTCGATTGGGAACGCGGCATCAACCAGAGCACAGCCGGGGATGCAAATTTGCACGCCCGCGAGGCAGGGCGCCGGCTCTCTATTTCCGAGCGCGCCGTCAAGGCCGCAAAGCGGGTGCGCGACCATGGGGTCGAGGCGCTGTCCGATGCCATCCGCGACGGGCGGATCTCCGTTCATGCCGGCGAGGCTCTGAGCCACCTGGAACGGGCGGCGCAGGAAGAGGCGCTGCGGCTTGAGGAAAAGGAGATCATCCAGCGCGCGAAGGAAATCCGCCAGAAGCGGCAGGAGATACGTCATGCCGTGCGGCTGACGCATATGGCGCATGTGGCAGAGGCCGGCTCGTCGAGCGCGGGCAAGGTCGGACAGAAATTTCCAATCATCTATGCCGATCCGCCTTGGCAGTTCGGCGTGCGCTCGGAAGTGACGGGGCGCGAGAAGAGCGCCGAGAACCACTATCCGACCATGCCGACGGATGCGATCTGCGACCTCTTCGACGAGATCGGCGCACCGGCCAAGGCTGATTCCGTGCTTTTCCTTTGGGCGACGAACCCGATGCTGACCGACGCATTCCGCGTCATGGCGGCATGGGGCTTCACCTATGTGCACCACTGGATCTGGGACAAGGAAGTTGCCGGAACCGGGTATTGGGGCCGCGATCGGCACGAGCTGCTGCTGATCGGCAGGCGCGGCGACCCGGTTTCGCCGCTGCCCGGCTCGCAGCCGGAGACGGTCTATCGCGAGCGGAAGGGCAGGCACAGCGCCAAACCAGATTACTTCGCCGAGCAGATCGAGCGGCTCTATCCCGCCATGCCACGACTAGAAATGTTCTGCCGCAGCCCGCGCCCGGGCTGGACGGCGTGGGGGTTTGAAGCCGCGACAGAGGAGGCAGCTGAATGACCTCCATGCTTCCCATCATCGAGGAACTCGCCGATGCGCCGGATCACAAGGCGCGGGCGCGCTGGCTGCTGGAAGTACCGCTCGCCGTGATCATCCGCGACCAGGTGACCATCCACCGGCTGCTCTCCGCCGCCGGTTTTCACGAAGGCCTTGCCTACTTCGCAGCCGAGATCGCGGCGCTTTCGGCGACGCGCGGCCGGGACGGGTTGGCGCCGAACACAATCCGCATGACGCGGGAACACGCCCGCATCGGAATTCAGATCATTGCGCGCGGGGGCGCAGAAGAGGGGGCGGCGTGAGCATCGCCATCATGTCACAGTTGTTCAAGGCGCACTTGGGCTCGACGAGCCGCAAGATGCTGGCCGTGCGCCTCGCAGACTTCGCCGACGACGAAGGCAAGGGCATTTGGCCGACCGTCGGGCGGCTTGCGCGCGAGACCGAGCTTTCCGAGCGGACCGTGCAGCGCATCCTTTCCGAGTTTGTCGACGAAGGCCTCTTGATCGTCCGCAAGAAGGGCGGGTGGAAGCCCGGCGAGGGCACCCGCTACGATTTCAACATGGTCGCTCTCGGTCGCCTGCAGGCTGCAAAAATGACCATTGAGGGGTGTCACGGTGTCACCCATGACACGGTGACACCCGTGACAACGGCGACGGGGACGGGTGACACCGGCGACGCCGAGGGGTGTCACGGTGACACCCAAACCGTAATAGAACCACCAATAGAACCATCAGATTTGAGAGAGGGTGCGCGCGAGGCGGAAAGGCAGGAAAGCCAGGAAAGCCAGACCGAGACCGAGCAGTCGGTCGAAAAGGGGTTCTGGGCGCTGGTGAAGGACTGGCCCGGATTCGCCGGCATGCCGAAGGAGCCGGCGAAGCGGGCGTGGCTCGCGCTGACGGCTGACGAGCGCCGGGAAGCGTCCGAGCGGTTCCCCCGATGGCTGCAGCTGCTGAAGGCGCAGAAGAAATCCCACACGCCGGCACCATCGACCTACTTCGGCGAAAAGCTCTGGTTGGATGTTCCCGCGCAGGATGTGGCGGCGAAATCTGCGAACGCCATGGCTGCGCCATTCGGCAAGCTCTGGTCGGCGACGCGGTTCGCCGAGCTGCTGCTGCCGCCATCAGGCATCGTCGCTCCTCCGACGAAATTCGAGCAGATGCAGATCGACGCCGGGCAGGTGTCCCTTGCTGACGTGATGGCCGAGAAGCGCATGCGGGCAGGATGGCCGTCGGTGAACAGCATGCAGGAACGGGCACGCTCGGCGCAGGGCTCGATGTGCCCGCTGGCGCTTGAAGAGGCGGGGCAGGGCTTTCAGGCGGTGAAGCGTGACGGCGATCTGCTTGCCGCATGGCAGCGTGAGCACAAACGACGCGGCTGGCCCTTCCCTGAAGGGCGGTTGCCTGAGTGGGTCTATTTCCCGGCGATCGAGGGGGAGGGCGATCTCGACTTCCTCGTCGCCGAAGCGGTCGAGCGCTACCGAGAACGAATTTCCGACTATCTCGCGAACAGGAGCAAAGGCGATGATCATGCAGCGTAGCACGTTTAACGGAAGCCCGATTGCGCTGCAGGGCCCTGATCGCTTCGCCGATCGGATGCGGAGAATCAGCGACGGCCTCCTCGACGAGGGCGCGCTGGTCACTGCGAATCTCCGAATCAGCGGCGGTAAAGCGCCGTGGTTTGCGCTTCGGGTCTGGACGGGTCGCGAGAAGATTGTGGAAAAAAGTCTCGACGCCATGGGCGTGCGGTCGCTCGTACCGATGCGGAAAGGGCCGGATTTGCGCCGTCGCGGTCGCGTGATCGAGGGGCAGATGATGCCGGTTATCCATGGTTATGTTCTCGTGCAGATGATGGCGCTGTCCGAGTATCTCGCCGGATTACTGGGCCTCGAGCATGTGATCGATGTGCTTGGCGGGTGCGATCGGCCCATGCGCCTGAGCGACAACGAAGTCAGTAGATTCAATGGTCTGGCTCGCAATGGTAACTTTGACTGGGAGCGCCCTGTTCACCTGGTGGTGAGGGCTGGAGAACCGGTCTGGATCACGGCTGGGCCCTTCTGCGGTCGAAAGGCTACCGTCGTCACTCCAAGCAAAAAGGGCCGTGGTGATGTGGTGGTCTCGATCGACTTGATGGGTGGAGAAGTGCCGGTGACAGTGCCTCTTGCTTTGCTGAAAAAGTTATGAGAGTCATCTTGGCCATTGGATGAGCTGATGATCCTGCAGTGAGCCTCTGAGAACGCACGAGAGTGCGGGGCAAAAAGCCCGAGGTCGGTAACCGGTCAGCCCCAGCCCTGAGCCTCGAAGCCGAGGCACCGATTCAGGGCAAGTGCGAAAGCTATGACCAGATGACAGGCGGCCGAGAGGTCGCCTTTTTCGTTTAAGGATATGGACAAGCTTTTTCGGAGCTTCTGATGTTCGACGCTCAGATCAAAGTCGATCTCCAGCAGTTCAATCGATCCCTGACGGATATCGAGCGGAAGCAGCTTCCCTATGCCATCATGCTCACGCTGAATGAGACGGCCAAGGGTGGTCGCCTCGAAGTCCAGCGCGAGATGGATCGGGTTTTTGATCGGCCCACCCCTTACGCAAAGCGTGGCGTCGTCTATGACCGGGCATCGCGGCAGAACCTGAGGGCAGCGGTTGTCGTGACCGGTGATCGCACCAAGGGCGGCTTGCCTGCAACGGCATTCCTCGGTCCGCAGATCGAAGGTGGCATGCGCACCCATAAGGCCTTCGAGCGGCAGCTCGTCGATCGTGGGTTGATGCAGCGGAACCTCGTCGCGGTACCAGCGAAGCGGGCGCCGCTTGATCGTTACGGCAACATTACGCAAGGCTTTCTCAACCGCGTGATGGCCGACCTGCAGATCGACTATCGTGGTGCTGGTGCGACCCGCACCCGCACCTCATCGTCGCTCAAGCGGAACAAGAACTACAAGAACGCGCGGTTCTTCGTGCCGAAGCAGCCCTCGCACCTCTACCCGGGCGTTTATCAGCGAGATCCGGCAACGAGCGCCATCCATCCGGTGATCCTGTTCGTGCCTCAGGTCTCGTATCGCATCCGTCTTCGCCTGCGCGAGGTCGTCGAGCGGTATGTGGTCGCCAACGTCCACGATCATTTCGCCGTCGCCTTTCAGCGGGCGGTTCGGACGGCCCGATAGGCCCTCCGACGGTTCATGGGTCCTTCCTGGCATCCGCCCGCCTGCGGGTATTTGGCACGGCGGAGGTTGTCCAGTCTGAGCGATTTTTTGAAGCCTAAAGTCAGAGCCTAAACTAAAGAGCGCGGCTAAAGTCGGACCTAAAATGACACTGTCCGCTGAAACCATGACCAAGGGCGCCTTCGCCGCGCATATCGGCGTGAGTGCCGGTCGCATCTCGCAGTACATCGCCGAGGGCAAGATCTACGGCGATGCGCTCGAAGGCGATGGTAGGACGGCGAAGATCAGGCCGGCGATCGCGCGGCAACAGCTCCAGAAGACGCTGGAGCCGTCGCAGCGGTTCGGGGCCAACGGCGTGGCTGTACTCAAGCCGGCGGCCGCGCAACCTGCATTGCAGCTCGCTCCGTCCGATGGTGCATCCGCGCCGCCGCCGCGGTTGACGTTCACCGACGATGTTGCCGATCAGCTCGCCGCCGAGCGGCTTCGCCAGCAGCAGATCACGACGGCACGACTCGAGCGCGAAGAGGCGCTGGAAGTCGGCCGTTACATGCTGACCGAGGAGGCCAGACGCCAGACGGTGCGCGCCGTGTCCGAGGCCTTCAAGGTCATGGAGCAGGGCATCCCGGAAATGGCAAAGGCGATCGCAGCCCAGTTCGGCGTGCCGATGCATGACGCGACGCATGCGCTGTTGAAGGTGTTTCGCGATGTTCGCGCGAAGAAGGCAGCCGGCTTTCGCACCGCCGCAGACGAGCAGCCGGAGCACATCGAGGACGAGCAGCCGTGACGATGCTCTATAATCCCGAGCGGATGGTCTACCAGGTTCTCGCTGAGATCTGCGAGCCGCCTCCTGCGGTCGACTATCTCAAGTGGGCGAAGGAAAACATCGTGTTTTCCGAACGCATCACGGACCATCCGGGGCCGTACAACGAAGACCTGGTGCCGTTCTTCTCGGAGATCCTGCGGGCGTTGTCGCCCGAAGATCCGTGCAACATCGTAAGCCTTGCGAAGTCGGCGCAGATCGGCGGCACCATCTGCGCCAACATCTTCACGCTCGGTTCGCTCGACATGGCGCCCGGCGATTTCCTCTATGTTCACCCGACCGAGGAGAACGCGGCGCGCTGGTCGAAGACGAAGCTGATGCCGCTGGTGCGCGAGATGCCCGCAGTCGCCAAGCTGTTCTCGCAGAACAGCCGCGATGCGAGCAACTCGGTGCTCTACAAGGAACGCATCGACGGGCGCGGCGCCATCCAGGCGGCCGGCGCCAACTCGCCGGCAGGCCTGTCGATGATCTCGCCGCGAAAGCAGGTCCAGGACGATCTTGCCAAGTGGCAGATGAACGAGGCTGGCGATCCGGAGGTCCAGGCGGATAGCCGCAGCAAGGCATTCTTCAACGGCAAGATCTTCAAGATCTCAACGCCGATGGTTTCGCCGGGCTGCAAGATCACGTCGAACTATCAGGAAGGGACGCAGGAGACCTACCACGTCCCCTGTCCGCACTGCCACGAGCTGCAGGAGCTGCGCTGGGAGAACATGCGGGACCACATTGATCCCGAGCATCCCGAACAGGCGCATTTCGTCTGCATCCGATGCGGCTGCGAGATCCACGAGCACCATCGCGAATGGATGGTGAAGCCGGAAAACGGCGCGAAGTGGGTCGCCAAGTATCCGGAGCGCGGCCGCCGCCATCGGTCCTTCCGCATCTGGATGGCCTATTCGCCGTTCGAGCGCTGGGAGAACCTGGCGCGCGAGTGGCTGACGGTCCAGGCCGGTGGTCCGGAGAACCGGGAAAAGGGTTCCGGCGCCGAGCAGACGTTCTGGAATGATTGGCTCGGGCTCGCCTTCGAGGCGGACAACAAGGCGATCGACTGGGAAGTGCTCCGCGATCGCGCCGAGGACCACGGTTTCCAGCGCGGTGTCATCCCTGCCGAGGCGCTGGCGCTGGTGCTTGGCATGGACGTGCAGGGCGACCGTGTCGAGTGGCTGCTGGTCGGTTACGGCAGGAACCGGTACCGGGCCGTCATCGACCACGGCGTTGTAGACCATCGCGCCGGCAGCCACCTGGCGGACGCGAAGGAACATTCCGGCCATATCTCCGAGCCGGAGGTTCGCGCCGCCCTCGATCGGCTG